AGGAAGATTTAGATTTGCTCCCTCATCTACAGTGGCATACTCTCCAAACAATTTCATTCCAGCAGGGTGTATTAGATTTTTAAGAACTGTACGATACTTATCTAAAGATTGCTTTACTTTAACAACATATGAGAACTTTTGATAGTAATCTCTATCTTGGATAAAGTTGTAGGATGAAATGTGACCATCATCATTTAGGTATCTGCCAGGATAGGTAAATGCTCCTGTAATGATTGTAGCTACGGCTTGTGCTGTGCCGTCACCAATTTGAGTAAGGTTTAGAGTGGGTGGTGATGTATATCCTGAACCCGGGTTTAAAATTTGAACACTTAAAATTTTACCTTGTATTGAGTTTGCAGGATATAAAGTTTCTCCTGATCCAAGAACGGCGGTAACTTGAATATTAGCTCCAGTCGCTTGAGCATTTACAGATACAACATTAGCTCTTGGTAACAAAAATTGTTCATATCCTGAACCACCAGTAATTTGACCGCGAACATTTACAAACTCCACTTTACTGATTGCATTGCCCTGTGACATATCAACATTAGCAACTCTGGCCGCTGCGCCAGATCCAGTTCCGCCAAAAACATTTATAAATTCAATAGTGTCTCCAATATAGTATCCAGTGCCACCATTAACAATTCTCATTTTACCAAGAATACCAAGACTTCTTACTCTTGTATTAGCCTGAGCAGTAATTGAAGGAGTGGTTAAATAACCAGAACCTAAATTGTATAGAAGAACACCGGTAATTGGACCAGTGTTAGCATAAACAAAATAAGAAAGAGAATTTGCTAGTGTAGTGTTAGCATTAGCAGGATTTGTAAAACCAGAGAAATACAGACCATAGTTAATGTTATTGATATTTGCATTTGCTATCGATTGTATAGTAGTATAGATAATATTGTATGAGTTGGGGTGATAGAAACCATCGGCTGAAACAGAAGATACGTTTGCATTAGCTCCTGAACCGCTACCACCAGTAATCAAAATCTGATTACCTACTTGAAATCCAGCACCACCATTTAGTGCTGCAATAGATGTTAAGTTGCCACTGCTAACAGAGGAAACAACAATTTCCGCACCTGTTCCTGTTTCACTTTCAACAGGAATAACTTGATTTTTTTCGTATCTTGTTCCGCCATTGATAATCTCAACAGTATTGATACCACCTGAGAATAGATTAGCGGTAATTGTTTTTTCAGCACCACCTTCAAAAAATGTTGATTCTATTCTTTCACCATATGAGAATTCTTTATACTGGTTTGATAGCTTAAGTTCACGAACAAGAGAACTGCCTTCATAATATGATGAGGCTCTTTCGACTAAGGCATATGCATTTGTAGTATTGCCCGTAATTCTTCTATTGATGAATTTGGTTTCTATCGCTAAACTGTTATTAGCAGCACCATTGACTTTTATATCCTTGATCTTAACAGACTTCTCTTGATACCATTTACCATCAGAGACTTTTAAGATATCCTTTTGTGGATAGTAAAATTCCACATCTTCATCGAATAGAATTCTCATAAGGAATCTGATTGATTTCTCAGTACCTCTGGAACGATAGAAGTCTTTGATATGCTTTAGAATGAGAGTTTTATCTACAGCGGTAGTCTCTGGAATAAGAGGTAGGAAATTTTTATAGAAATTTTCAACGAATCTGTCCGTTAAATCTACATCTGATTGATCTAACAAATTTTTGGTTTCGTTATTAACGCCGTTTTGCTGTTCTACAAACTCATAGTATGCTTCTAGAAAAGCAACAAAGTTTTCATGGTCGTTCCTAACAAAGAACGGAACTTGAGACGCGACTAGATTTGATATTTTGTTGTTGCTGATCATCTGTTATTCTGAGACAACTTCTATTTGATATGAGAGAGGATTATTGTCATCGATGTTTATAATATTGTTTCTGATAGAGGTAATAATTTCTTTCTCTACAAATGTATTTATCGTCAATATATTCGATTCATAATAGCTGTTTGTTCCTACCGAAACTGGTAATAGAGACTTAAGGACAATTATGCCCTTATCATAGTCTATAGTTCCAGCATCACCATTAACGAATACTTTTTCTCCATTATCATTCAGGTAATATGTTCTAAGATTGCCGACGCGAGATTGAAGAATTGGATCTACAACAACGCCTGATCCTGTTGCTCCTGATATAGTCACACTAGCTCTTGTATAGTTCGAACCTTTACTGGTCATTTCAATAGATGCGACTCTACCGCCATAAAGTTTAGCAACACCTTTTGCTCCTGTGCCATCGCCTACAATAGTAACTGTCGGAACTGTGCTATAATTAATACCACCATTTATGATATCGATTCTATCAATGCCAGAGCTTATTGACGGTATCTCTTCAAAGAATACCTGTCTTGTGACAAAGTTAGTATCAACAATGCCTAATGAAGGATAAGATGATACTGAGCTACTAAAATCACCTTTCTTTATAGGAATTCCAAAATCGACTACGTAATTTTTAGTTTGACTTAGCGTGATAGGAATTCTTTTTTGAGCTATGACTTTAATATCCGAACCGATGATAGACTTTTCCGAGTCTTGGATATACTGTTGCATTGCTGACTTCTGGAAAATACCCTTAAACTTGTTCAAGTTATCATTGCCATAATCACTGATTGCAGCAACAGCATATTGTTTTATCTGACCAGAATTAAGAGAAGTCAACAATGGATTATAGTATACAGAACCTCTTATCAGTAGATACAAGTAAGAAGGATCAATGATCTCAGGAATAACTGTTAGAACATTTCTATTCTTGATCAGAGTTGTTTTGATGTTTTCTTTTTCCAAGTTGCTTAAGAAGAAATTTTCCTTGGTCTTCAACGATAGGAAGATTTTTCCATATACAGGAGGTTCATTATCTTCGCCTCCCCATACAGCTACCGAATCTATGTTTGTGTAGTCTTTTGTAATTAGCGTTTCATAGTCGTATATGGTAACAGCACGATTTTGTGCTGTATAGAAATATGGAGCGCGATACTTTATCTGCTCAATCGTTTCTTTTTCCGATCCAGAGTATGATGAGCTTGTCGATGTTATTGTGACGTTATCATTATATAATCCACCAATGGTGTTTGCTATAGAGAATTTTGATATCTTATTGCCAATAGAACCCAGTGTATCGATATATGTGATATTGATTATATTACCATTCTTAGGTCTTCTACCGATTACATTATCACCGAAATATACCGAATATTCTCCTTTTCCATTCTCTTCAATAAAGTATACCGCAGAATTTTGAGTAAGCTCAGTTAAGTCCTGAGCTAGAGTATATGATATAGTTTCTGTGTTAGAAGCGGATTCTTGGGTGGTAATAACTATACTGTTCGTATCGACATTTGCTGATGGGATATCAAATCTTCTTTTGGTGTTTGAAGAGTCCATTAGATACTGTCTAGTTACAACTTCACCCTGCTTTATGATAACATTTGCAAATATAAAAGAATTGTCAGTTTTCATAACAGTATTGGAATTTAAAGCAACGAAAGGATAATTAATACCGTCGATGGCTGCTCCCATAAATCTGGTATATCTATCTAGAGTGAGTGTGGTATTTTCTTGGTCTTCGGATACAGAAGGCGTCACATTAACCGTAATTTTAGCCTCAGAACCATGAGAGCTTTCTGGAACATAATTGATTAGTTTTGCATGTGAAACGGTGGACTGTCTGATCTTTGATGTGTCAAGGAACATTTCATTGCCAATCATATTCAAATAATAGGCATTATAGTGGGTGTTCAAGGCAAGAATATCCAATAAGACATTCATACCAGAACCTTCAAAATCATAATCTTGGAATCTAGTTTGATTCTTTAGAAAAGTCTTTAAATTGTTCTTAATGCTATCAAAGTCAAGGTCTGCTATTACTATTGATGTATTGGCCGCCATCAGCGAATTCTTTCTAGAAATATTGTTGTTGTTACAGGTTCGTTTCTATTCAATATAACATATTGCATTCTAGCACTGTATCCATTGTTATCCAAATCAAATGCCACTTCAACATTTATCAGTTGAACTCTTGGTTCATAATTTTGTATTACTTCCATAATAGCATTCTTTAAAAAGGTGGCTGTTAATGGAGTGGCGTTTTCAAACAATAATTTTAAGGCGCCTGATCCAATTCCTGGTCTAAACGGCTTCTCATAAAAATTAGTTAGTATCAAATTGCGAACAGAACGCTTTATCGCGTCGGCACCGGTCTTTATTAAAACATCACCAGTCGTTGGATGTGGAAGAAAGTCCAAATCCAAGTCTGAATAGTCTGGTTGTCTTGATGTTACTATAGGTCTTGCCATATTATTATTTATGTCTCTCTATTGGGGCTGGTAGGTTTCTTAAACGATACTTCAGTGGAATCGGCATCAACGGAAGCACCAGAAGCAAGTAGAATATTAGGCGCACTATCGGAACCATCAACAGCAATCGATCCGCCTTTTAACGATAATTTAGCGGAAGTTTTCAAGTTTAAGGCTGAATCAGACTTCATATGCATACTGCTGCCAGCCTCTATCATCAGCTTTCTTCCTGATTTTATACCAATACTCTGTTTTGCGCCCATTACGATTGAATCATCAGTAGAAGCAAGGGCTAAACCACCATCGGATGATAATGCAGTAGTTCCATGAGATGATATTTCCGATGATCCTTCCATCTTCATAGTCATATCCTTAGCTGTCATATGATAATCGCCACGGATAGTTTGATTAAAATTCTTTGTTGTCATGTTCATATCACCATGCACAGTCATATTATAGTTGCCTTTGACTGTTACATCATAATCTTTATCCACGCTCAAACTAGCCGAACCCTCTACGGTAACGTCATATGCGCCTGTAATAAGCATTCTATTCTCACCAAACACAACATTATATTGACCATTCTGAGAGGTAAATACTATTTTACCATCTGGTGTAAATTGGATAACAGATCCGCTTCTGTGCTGGAGAGTGACATGTTCACTACCTTTTGTGTCATCCATCATCATTACATGACCTGATCTGGTCTTCTTAATATAGTAATTTGGATATTCACCGCCAGTTTCTCTTGCATCTGGCGGTGTGCTATAAGATTTTGGAGTTTGTCCTACTGGATTACCCGCTGGTGTATATTCTGGCATTATATTTCCTTTTTCACTTAAACATAGGTAAACTTAAAAGATTTACGCCTGTTCCAATTGCTCTGCTTAGATTATTTAAATTACCTCTGGATCTGCTACCAGATGCAATAACACCTTCCATCATATTCTTAGCATTGGTTTGTTTATCTGGTGGCAATCTATCAAATAGAGAAGACATGACAGAAGCAGAACCGCCGAACATATTAGTTAAAGAACCGCTTGGAAATCCAGCTCCAGAAGTCATTAGGCTAGAAAAGGCTTCGATTGCTTTCTGTACAGGTTCTGGAGTTTCATTAATCATTTGTCCAGTAGGCGATAAACTCATTTTAATTACACCAAACGCTGTCGGAATATCAAATGAGGCACTACCTAATTTATCCAGACCAAATAAAGAGGTGTCGTATTGGAGACGCTTCACATTTTCAACAACTTCACCCAAGGATTGGTTACCTTTTAGTAGAGTGGTGGCATTGTTTAAGAATGTGGTAGTGTCCACTTTACCCATGGTATTGAATCCACCGCTCTCATTAACTTCCATTGATTGCATGAGATTAAACATACTCTGAGTACCCTGAGCAATTTCAACTGGCATGGATGATAATATCTCATCAAGTGCAGAGGATGATAGCGATGTCAGTAGACTTCCTAAAGAAAAATTGGTACCTGGTAATGC